GCCTCTTCCCATCCTTTCCGAATTTCCTCCGGAACCTTAACATCTGATTTCTCGCTCATTTCTTCGCCTTTCTGATAGTCTTTGTTTTTCCACTCCTCCTCTGCAGGGCAATTCTGCTGACAATGACCATCTCCTCTGGAGTGTCCTTAACGATCAGCCACTTTTCAGAATCCAGCCCGGTATCCTGCAGAAACTTCTTTTGTGCCAGTGTCGGCTTCTTTCCATTCTTCACTTATCCACCTCCGCAATCTTTACCACTACACCATGCCTTTCACTCTCTGTAACCTTAAACCGGAATCCATTATCTTCTGCCTCTTCCTTCTTTCCAGCAAGGTACATTCCAGCTCGTAGCAATGCTGCATAATCTGTCAGTGTGGTGTAATTCCTCACCGTAATCTTTCCCGGCACCTCATCACCTCCCGACCTCAACTGTGTGTTGCATTGAAATTTTCCATCGCCCATCGGTTTCCGGTGGATTGTACCAACCTTCTTGTGCGTTCTGCCGGATCAATTCTCTTTCTGTCATTCATCCCCGGTATACTCTCAATAGCTTCTCTCATACCGCAATCCGGGCAGATATCCGTTTTATTATCCACCCTCGACAATGCCGGACGTCCAGTGTATGGTTTCCGGCACTTAGGACATACCACCATGCCTGAATCCTCCTTTTATTCAGTTTTGCCTCACTCTGCATTTCATGGGCTTGTGACCATCACCATTCAGTGGCTGCATTAAGGCTGGGGCATAAGCCCCGGCACATTGTTATCTATCCGGAAACGTGAATTTGCATTCGCATACCGGATGCCTAATGATCAGCGTTTTCTTTTTCAATCCCTCACGGTACCCTTTCATGTATGAGTAATAGTTACTCCTCTGGATACGCTGATTCCATCCTATTAACCATCCTGATATTGCAGATACTGCAACAATCAGCAGTACCAGTACCACCCCGGCTATTCCAGTATGCAAGCCGAATACAATCATAAACATAAGTGCCATCAAGATTGCACCAGCAGCTACACCGACCAAAATTGCGGTACTTCTTTCTTTAGGGTTCTTCATTTTGCATTTACCTCCGTTTTCTCTTACTTCTTGTCCTTTTTATTCCCGATATATGCCAGTACAATCAGCGTCAGGCATATCACAGTCACGATATAACACTTTTCCATGTCCTGCCCTCCTATATGAAGCGGATTCCCATTGTATTTGCCATTTTTTCCAGCCCCTCAAAGGAAATATCCTCGTTGTTGACTGCGTTATTGAACACACTCACCATTCCACGAATTCCCCATTTGCTGTGGCTGATGCTCAGAAGGTAGTCAATCTCTTTCTGCATTCCCTTCTCTTCCAACACCGGGAAGAATTTGACAACGTCTTCTCTCTGGATATCCGATGTGCGGTACCTTCCATGGAGCTTCGTGCGGTTGAACTGCTGGGCGAAAATTGCTTCCTGCTTTCCGAGCATCTTATTGTAGACTTCCACATTTCCGATGAGTACGATTCCAATACCCGGCTTTCCGGTAAATATATCTTCATCTACCCACCCTCTGATTTCTTCCAGAGTGAGGAATTTAAGATTCTGTGCTTCATCGATAATGATAACCTTATCAGTCTCTCTGAGCTTCTCCTGAATGGATACCGATAAATCCTCGGTGCGCTGGTTTTCAGGGAGTTTTAATGTCTTTGCAATCATCTTTAAAAGGCTTCTTGTTGAGCCGGTACTCGGTGTTGCTTTCACATAAACTGTTGTTGAAGGATTGTCCTGCAGGAACTTGGCTGCTGCTTTCGTCTTTCCGATCCCGGCATCCCCATCAATAACTACAATTCCCTTCTCCAGCTGGCAGTACCGGATCAGCTTGTACGCTTCCTCGGAAATGGTTGTCGGTATGTACCCGGCTGAAGTCTTGGTTCTGAAAGGTTCCGCTTTCTGCGCATTCTGTGTTTTCTCTTCCTGAATCTGAAAGAACTCCTTCAGCTTATTTTCCACCGCTTCAATATCGCCCTTATCGTACATACTTCTGCGGTACTGGCTGAGTGCTGCCTGACTGATTCCAAGAATCGGGGCTGCCTTTGCCTGACTCAAATTTTCGTCCTTCAGGAACTTCTCTAATCTCTCCTGAAGCTTTGTGTTGTACTGTTTACTCATCATTTACCTCCTCGCCTTATGGCTGCATTTCTATTCATTACATCAAGGTCTGCACCGCCAACCACTTTCTTGAATACTGGTTCTTCGTCTGCCCTCTGAACCTCAAGCAGGGATGGATTCGGTTTGCCCTGATAGTTCGCTTTGTTTCGCTCGGCTTGCTTAAGCACAAGCTCCATTGCAGTAATCTTGTCCACATCTGCCAGAATAGCGTTTTCCTTGTATTCCCTTGCGATACGCTCCAGCCTTCTGGTCTTCGCCATCGCTGCCTTGACATCATCCTTGCTGGCATTGTAGGAAAGAACTGCGGTATTGTCTGCAGGTACTGACATAATGTAACGGTCTTCCAGATCGTAAATTCTGACCTCGCTTAAATTCTCCGGATCATAACGGAAGTAAACTTTTTTTCCGAGCATCAGATGTACAAAATCATCATTCCAAAAGTCGATGCGTCCACCTCCAATATCCAAGTGAACTCCTCGCCTTGTAACCTGCTGCGGTCTGGTGCTTCTCATCAGCATGAGGTTAAGCTCCTCAGCCGATGCCACACGTTTCCGTTTCAGATGCTCGTTGAAAACATCCATCTTGCATTTTCCCTTGTCGGCTTCCACAGCTCCGTTGTAGGCTTCCATGTTGAAATACCACTCCAGAACCGCTGTCACATACTCCTCAAATTCCTCATCCGTATAAATCTGCTCTTTCTTCAGTACGAATTTCAATCGCTCCGGCTTCTCCACCACACTTCCTCCGGTGTAGGTATTAAAAAGCCTTGAAAGGTCATTTTTAACATCCTCAAACCGTCTCTCGATGATTTTTGCCTTCGCATTCCGGACAATCGCATTTGTCATGTTAATGCCAAGTCTCTTGAATACTCCCGGTGGCTCAAATTTCTCCTCGCCATCCTTTGGTTTCTTCTTACGGTGTCCCAAGCCTCCGATATCGAAGGTCAGGAACTCTCGACCATTATCCACGTAGATGTTATCCGGTATGCCATATTTGAGGATTCCCTTCCGCAGTGCTATCAGTGTAGCCTCGGAGCAGGGATTGTATGTAATATGGAATCCGGTAAAAATACCGCTTCGTGCATCCAGAAATGCTGTCAAATAAGGTCTGTGGATGTTTCCATTCTTGTCCTTTACCATGACATCAAAGGTATGGTTATCAGCAATCCACCACTCATTGCTTTCGATATCCTCATAAAGTCTTCGGATAAACGGAGCGCAGCGGTCATTGTAGGCTTTATGTCCCTCACGTCCCAGCACCTTGACACCTTCCGGCACCTCGTTGTTGAGTCTGCGGTAAAAAGCGGAATAGCTTGGAATGTCGGTGTATAAATCCGGTCTTTTTTCCTGAGCCCACATCTTGGTGTAGTCCAGGCACTTCTGGATCGGATGCTGGCTCTCATCAAGGTAGAAATACAGAAACGCCTGCCATATCGTATCATCAATGCTGCTGGTTCCCTTTTTCCATTTGCCCCTCTTGTCAATGAGACCGTCTAAATCATTTTCTTTAACCGCTTTCCACTTCCGGTACAGGATATCAACAGAAATCTCTTTGTCCGGATATTCCAGTCCACATAAAGTAACAAATTTCTTATCAACATCTGCTTTGCAGGTAACTCCCGGCTTCATCCGGTATTGCTGCCACTGCTCCACAAGGCTGATCCAAAAATCAATCTCCTGCCTTTCGCTTTCCGAGAAATGGTCTACCGCCTTTTTATCCGGTACCGGCTCCGGAGTGCTTATCTCCTCCGCCGGGTTCTCTAGATTCATCTGATACCATTTCTGCTGCAGCTCCTCATCCAGAGCCTCCAGCGGCACCAGATAGGTCTTTCTGTTTTTATCATTCAGGATTTCCTGCGCCTGAAGTTTACCTTCTTTAATTATCCTTTGAACATACTGATAACTGCATCCTTTGACCTCTGCCACCTGCTTTGCGGTAAGCATCTGTCCCATCTCATCACCACCTTACAGCCTGTCATCATCAGATGCAGGAGGCTATCCCTGCATGACCGGCTTACGCCGGTTTCGACTGTTCGCTTTTCAATTTTTCTGGTATAATCTCCGTAGAAAGGAGGTGTTTGCCATGACCGATATTGAAGCATTGAAGGAATCCGTTTCAGAAAAACTCTATGCCCAAGAACCTCTTGCTCAGGCTATATTGTCATATCTGAACAACTCAGACCCTGCTGCCCATCAAGCAATACTAAATCGCTTTGATGAAATCGTATCTGCACGTATTGATTGCCTCATTCAAGAAGCCCTCGAAAACGAAGCAAATACTGAAAAATGCAGGAAGTGATTTATCTTTGGAATATATGGAGTGGAGTTCCTGCTTCCGTGTACACCCTAATGAGCCAAGGTGTACACTCCGCAATTACTGTTTTCCCAAGATTGAGATGTACAAAATCATCATCCCAATACTCCACTCCATCAATTCTGATTCCTCTGCGAGTTACTCGCTGCCTTGAAAACACTGTTTTCATTTGAAAGAGCTTCACACGCTTCACTCTCATCAGCCAATCGCTCTCATCCTCGGTACACAAACCGTAATACTCATCCGTTCTGGTAAAGTGATATTCCACTCCGTAAAAGTGTTTGATCGCCATCCGGTACACTTCCCACTGTGCCTGACACCATGCCAGCGTTCTCAGTACTTCCTTATCCTCTCTATTTCTGCTCAGTGCATCATCCCATGCGGTAATTGTGCTTTCCAGTTCCCCTCCGAACTCCGTTTTCAAAAACTGCTCTTTATTCATTTTCATACGCTCCTTCTTAAATGGCTTTTAAAAACTCTTTAAAATCATCCACATCTCCATCCAGTTCCTCAATAATAGGAATGATGTATTTGTTTCCGGACTGCTTTCCGTGTGTTGCTTCGCTAATTCTTGCGTGTGGGATGCCCATCTGCCTTGCCAGCTCGTTCTGGGAGATCTCTTTCTCCACCAACCGTATTTTTACCCACCGTCTGAATTCAGCGAGATTACTTATTCTGTTATTTTTCAACTTCCACTCGCCCTCCTTTAGCGTTATCCGTTATATTCTTCTGTACCAGTGTTACAAAATAACCTATTCAGTTATCGTTTTTCGTGATATAATGGCTTTTGTATTATTGGTACATTTTGATTATAGTGCGATATTTTCGCATTGTCAATATAATATTGCGAAATATACGCATTATTTTCAAGGAGGTTATTATGCCTGATTTGTATGGGAGAATATTGGAGCAAACAGAGCGTTTAGGTATTACTGGTAAAGAATTAGGAGAATTACTTGGCTTGAAAAAAAGCCCTTTAACAGACTGGAAAAATCACAAGTCTAATCCTACGTTGGAGCAGCTTGCTAAAATGTGCGAAATTTTCGCAATCTCTTCTGACTACCTACTATTCGGAGTCGCTAACATTTTATCACCGGATCATCAAGAACTTATTGACACTTATGACAAGTTAGATCGCCGAGGGCAGCATCGTGTCCACACTATCATCTATGAAGAAATAGATCGGATGAATGGTACACCGGAAGCGTCTGCTTCCAGAAGCGTCATATAAAAAGAAATGGAAATGTATTATATATTGACCCTTCCTCTTTTGCGTGATATATTTTAATTGCATTTACCACTGTGCTTTAAGGCATAATAAAAAGAGCAGTTTCGGACGTTCTGCCACGCTCCCGATTCTGCTCTTTTTGGGTTGGTATTATGGTTGGTATTCAATCTCCTTTTAAAATCTTATTCAATATGGCTCTTTGAACGTACCTTT